GTTGGGATTCTTCAAAGACGCGGGAAAATCCGTGATCTGGTTTTTTGTATGTGTGTGCGTTGACGGCGGGAATGTCGATGGTTTTCCCGTCACGCCCGACCATGGAACAGTCTCAGCTTTATCCACTACGCCGTCCTCGTTGGTGTCATATACGCTCTTCAGCATGTCGCCGCTGCCGGAAGCCGCCATTTTGTCATCCACATACTTTTTTGTAGCCGCGTGCATGTTGGCTGTAGGCGCTGCATGTAGCGTAAGAAAACCCGTCAACGTGCCGCCCGCCAGTGGCAGCTTGCTGCTCACCGTGTTCCAGGTAGTCACCATCGCCGCTGTAATGCCGTCCAGCGCATTTTTATTGGAATGGCTGTGTTTGGCTGTTACCGCCGCCGCAAGGTTCGCCTCGGTTTGCGTGTAGGTATCCAGCAAGGCCTTATTGATATGGCTGTGCTGGGCGTCAACAGCCCCGTTCCATTTCGTGCGTTCGGCAACGGTGATATGCTTCACACCGTCCGCCAGATGTGCGATGAGCGCCGACACCGATGCGGCCAGCTTTCCAAAGGCCACAGAGAGCTTTTCACCACTGGCCAGAGCCGCCGGCGCAGATGCGGCGGTATAGGTGGGCGTCTGGTCGTTCGTGGGAACATTCGGCACACTGCCAAGCCCAACCTGTGCCTTGGTAACAGCATGTGGATTTGATGTATCGCTCTTGTGCGCATTCACGTCATCCTGCACCACTTTGATGGCTGCGGCCTGTGCGGTGCTTACGGGTTTGTTTGCATCGCTGGTATTGTCCGCATTTCCAAGCCCAACCTGTGTCTTTGTCACACCGTGCGGATTACTCTTGCTGTCCATATGTGCCCTTGCCGCCGTCAGCGTGGTGGCGGGCGTGCCATTCCATGTGTCCGCACCGCTGATGGCCTTGATT